CTGCCAATGGTCAACGCTTCAATAATTTGTGCTTGGGTAAAAGCCATGATGCTTCTCCGTTAGTAATTTGGTTTGTGTTTACGAGAAGCAATCCAGCTCTCATGAGAAACGTTCATTGCACGACACAAGGCCACTTCGTCTGCCGTGAGTTCGCCTTCACCTTGCGCAGTAGTGGTGGTTTTCTTCTGCGCATTGGTGGCAATGGCAGGGGCAGTGCTGACGAACGCAGTGAACTGCTCAGCACCTTGGCTGCGACACATTGCAACAAACATGTCTTTGTTGGCTGGTGCGATCTTGCCTTCGTCAATGGCCGCTTGTACTAACGCTTCCATTTTCTGATCTTCAATTGCTTGAAGCGCGGTTTCCGCCGTTGTTGCGCGGTTAAGTGCTACCGTGTGCGTTTCAATTGGAACGAACTTATTTAAGTCCGGCATTGAAGCGCGGTTAAGTGCGACTTCTTTCTCTTGGTTAAGAGAGTTAATGGCGACTACCGCCTGTTCTGGTGTTGCGTCTTCGGCTAAGCCAAGCGCATCAACAATAAGCTTTGGAAGCTTCATTGCGTCGTCCTCTTGTCGGTTAAGTGCTGGAACATAGAAGTTAGGTTTGTTGGTTAAGCCCGCGCTGCTCATCGCTGTGATAACGCCTTGGTCATTGAAATTAAAAGCGGGTGAGTAATAGAGATAATATTTGTCAGTGATTTTGTAGCGACCAACGTAGTTCCACTCTACTTGCGCCCAAATTTCACCTGCGCGGTTTTCAAGCGCCAAAATCCAGCCAACAGCTTCGGCCTCCTTACCTTGCGGGGCTAGAATCTCTGTTGCATGTTCAATATCGAAGGGTAGCTTTGCATCAAAGGCCGCAACAATCGCATCGGGTTCAGTGTTCATCCACATGCGACCATCACGGCCCTTCACTTCACCCGCTGGAATCATTGGCAACCAAACGCTATTTGCGCCTTGCTCTTCGCCAAGCGCATCAATCATGCTGTTTGCTAAGTTGAAACACATCGCTAGGTAAGTTTTTTTCATTACTGGCTCCATAAATCAGAACTTACATAACAACCTCCTTGCCGTTGGGTTGGTATGAACTCGTTTCCGTGGAGTTAAGAATGCAAAAAAAAAGCAACTGACTCGAAATAACGTCAATTGCTCAATTGGGGTAGTTTGATTTGTTTTTTAGGAAGGTATCCAGCGCTTAAAGATTACCCGAAAAAATCAGGTTAGCAAGCGTCAAACGCAAAACCAACCTGAAACTTATCATTAGACCATGTTTAAACACCGTTTAAATCGCGTCAGAAACGTTTAAACTTTTTTGCGAGTAACTTTGTAGCCAGTAACTATTTTAATGCGCTTAGAACTCATTACAGCGATTAAGCTTGCTCTATTAAAATTGGGTTTGATATCGACAACTCAATCGGAGCGGTGCCATTGGATGTTACTGTAAGGTAAAGCTCTACGTACGTTGAACCCCCAACGTCAATAAAAGGGGTGCGAAGTTTAATATCATCAAAACTTGTCAACCCAGCCGGAACCTTCAACTGGAACTCAACTGATTTTATTGGAGCCGTGCTTCCATTCATATACAGTCGCATAGCCGAAACATTAGATAAATCACTACAGCTTACAGTTAGTCCGAATGAATACCGCTTGTTTTGGCTGATGGTTGTAACTTTGTTTGACTTAAAAAAGACTTGATTATATGGAGCAACCGTCCCTGTTTTTAGTGACACCGAACCGTCCGCATTCACCACTGAAGCGTCCTCAATTCCTAATCCGTCACTTGGGTCTGCATAGTAAACACCCCAGCCATCAGGAGCCTGACCTGTGGCTCCACTTAAAACATAACCACCAACCCCAGAAAATTCAGGATTTGGAGCAAGGTTTACATAATCAACAGGAAGAGAGTTGAAATATTTATCTAATGCTAATTTCGCCTCCCTTGCGATTAACCATGCGCCATAGGTGTTGGGATGCAAACCGTCCGTGGTTACAACCAACTCATTACCATCTTCAATAAATTGATTAAATTGAGTCAATGCATTTGTCATTACAACATGAGATGAACGTTCAGCGGTTAGCTCTGAGTAATAAGCATTTAAAGTATTTATCTTTTCATTGAGATTATCTGCAACTTCTCTTAGAGGGACTGGCGTTATCAGTACTTTTTTACCCGCCGTAATAATTTGATCAAGTATCTGCACCATACTGTCACGCGTTTGCTCTGGTGTTCTTCCTTGAGATAAATCATTAGTTCCAACAAGAATCATGACAACATCAGCATCACTCAACAAAACATCATCCATTCGATTAAGTAGGTCAAGCGTTGTATTACCAGAAACCCCAACGCCATCTAACATTTCAAACTGCTGATCACTTTGCACCCATGCGTCAACCCAATAGCCGCCAGTTAAAAAAATATAATTCCCATTAGCCGTTCTTGGTGATGCTCCAGCTGCTGTGATTGAGTCACCAAATGCAATAAGCTTTATGTTTTGTTTCTCAAGTAAAAACTGGTTTAAAGCCGTTGCCACAAAGGACAATATAGTATCTCTGCTGTCTTCTTCATAAATCACAATCCACCTCCTAGCATTTCTGTTGACCATGTTTCTTGCTCTGCAATTAGCAGTAGCTTGGTGCAAGTAAAGTCGCGGCCATTGGCGCGAATTTGAATGGCCGTTCCATTGGTTGCGATGTTGCCATCTTTATCGACACTGAAGAACGTAGAGAACGTCATCACATCTTCATCCACTTCTAAGCTGCGGTTCTGCACCAAGCGGTTGCCCTCGGTGCCTAGAAAATCAAGCTCTAGCGAACGCGTGGCCGCTGCACCAGGGAAGCTACCAATGAAGTTCGCTTTGAAGTGCAAGCTTTGGTCATCGTTAAAGCTGCGCAGCAAGTTAGATGCAGTATCAAAGAACGGCATCAAGCTGCCAGACACTGGCGCATAAGCCTTGATAACGTCGATCAAGTTGTATGTCACGCCCTGCGTTAACACCAAAGGCGACAATGAAAAATCAAACAGCACTTCGCTTTTGCGGCGCGGTGCATCCGCTTCTGAAGTTAAGGGCGATTCATAGATCATGCTGGCGTTACCCCTACGTTGGTTTGCCCTCCGTTGCTTTTCGCCCACACTAGCTCGCTGCCTGTCAGCTCATAGACATAACGCTTAGCCGCAAGCATTGGGTCACCTTCGGCACTGGCAGCTGGCTGCGTTTCTGCAACAAGCATCTGGCCGTTGACTGCGCCACGGTTTACAAATACGCCTTTCAAGCCAACGCTGATTTGGTGATATTCATTAGCGACAATTACTTTCGTTTCGGTTGCCATGTTCTTTTCCCTTCCTGTTAACTAGAGAATGCATCGCGCATTCGTTGTTCTTTCTTTTGCAAATCCTTGGCGAGCATTTCCTCTCGTCCTTTGCCGGGGTTGTAGTTCCAACCCGGCTCTATACCAACGGGCAGCACTTCCACTTCGCCCGTTCGCTTGTTCACCCACTGCTTATCTTTGCTGGGTGGCGCAGTGGTTGAAACCTTGCCGCCTTCCGTCAGCTTGTTTGCTTCAAACTGCGACACTTGACGGATCCAACATTTACAACCCCAGCCGTTTGGCGTCATGTGTACATCCCACCACGGGTCGTCGGCTGGCAGTAACACGCCATTCCATTTCACGTGTTCCATTCTGTGCTGCTCTGACGGCCCAAGTTGATAGAGCAAATACGGCAGCGCGCGCTTAGTCTTTTGAATGCGCTCCCACTGGCCTGCGCTTCTGGCCGTGCGCATATTGGTTTTGTAAATGGTCTTTAAACGGCCTTCACTGCCTAGTTGAACAGGGCGCGTTTCTTCGCTGTATGGGTCAACCATTTGTTGCACACCCCACCAACCGGACTTAACCAGCAGCGGCTTAAGCACGTCACGGAACTGCTCGAACGTTTGGCCTTGCTCGATGGCGTCTTGCACTATCTGTTTCACATCAACCAGCAAGTCAGCATTCAACATCTTCGCGACGGTGAACGCGTTGGTGTGCTCTTGCTTCCATACGTCTAAGTAGTCAAAGCTTGGCTTAATGCCTTTGCGCTTAAACCATTCGAGCGCTTCTTGGGGGATGATGTCTCTAGGCATCGGACGAATCTCCAAGCGCGCGAGACTTCAAAAGGTACTCGGCCATCTGTTCAACGAACTGCTCAGCGCCAAGGTCTTGCTGTAGCTGCGGCAGCTTACTTAAGAACTCATCATAACTTTGCGAACCATTGGCCGCCGCAATGATAGGGTTCATAAAGTCTTCGGCTACTTCTTCCCATTCGCCCATTGCTTCATCTGTCATGGTGTCGATTTCTTGCTCACCGCTTTTGCTTACGCGGTTAATCGCCACGCTTGTCGAACGTCGGTTCATTGATACGGGCAGGTTCTGCATAGATGCCGCTGCCATTGGCACTAGCACTTCTTCATCATCGTCCGGATTGCGTAGTCCAAACTTTTCACGTA